TCACTTCAAGTAAAATCTGATTCACCAGTTCTTGGGTCATCGGAGTTTCACCTGATCTCTGTAACCAGGAATTCAGAGAATGTAAATCTGGTGTCCAGAGATTCAGAACCTGATCAACCGAATTTTCCTGCGTGTTTTTCTCTTTAAAGTTTTCTTTAATATTTTCTTTTAAATCTATTTCTTTTACAGAGTGACATTTGATGTCACTAGTGGTGGTGACATTTGATGTTACTGGTGTAGTAGCATTTGATGTTACTGGTGTGGTGACATGAGATGTCACTACATTTGATGCAACCACTTTAGATGTAGTTGCATTTGATGCTACCACTTCAATAGAAATACGATCATCTAAAGTCAGGGTGTAAGAGCTACTTTTACCCAGTGTTTTAGTGATGCTGATCAATTGGTATTTAGCTAAGTCAGCCATACATTTACGTACAGTGCGCTTGTCCTTAATTCCTGTGATCTTCATCACCAAGGTTTCACCTAATGACTTTTGATCCAAGTGAAATCCTTTGATGTGACGATTTAGTAGAACGATGCACTTAATAGCATCCCCACTTAATACAGCCAGATAACCTTCGTCACAGATGAAATTAGGCAAGGGTGAATACCCATCATCTTTTTTCGACATGGCTTGTCGCTCTAATTTTTTAGCAGTGGATGGGTGTAACGAAATATCGTTGTCTACCCCCTGCTTGTGTGCTAAATTTGATTTCATATTCAATGCCCTCTAAAGTTTTGAATTGATAAAGCCTGATCCACGAAATCAGGCTTTTTCTTTTTCTACACAGGTATGAACTTGTGTATCCAGTTCAGCTAAAAGCATATGAAGCTGATGAATTACTTTTGACATATCCATTGCTTCCCCTTGTGTTATACGTCCATCTGCCATCATTTCCTTGAAGACTGCGCAAACATCACCTCCCCCCATCCCAATGCTTAAGACAAGATCCGTTAATGCTATATCCCGACATTCAGGTATTACTGGTAGATCAATGGATACCTTGCCATGTTCCGCATTCAGGCTTTGCAAAATACGAAAGTCACCAGTGATAGCCATGATCTTGGAGGCTTCCGCTAATGTGAGATGGTGTGTATCGGTATTTGGATTAACTTTGCTGTTAAGCACAGCTGGGCTTTTAATTCCTAGACGTGGAGCTATTGCACTTGCGCCACCTGGATAATCATGAACAGTGTTGTATGCCGCATCAGTTATGTTCATTTAAGATTCCTTTGAACGTTTTTGTAAGTTAGCTATGGCTTAAGCTACGTTTGAGACAGTGGAATCTAGAGGTTTTAATCCATTTGCTAAATCACGCACTTGATATTCACGCGCTAATGGAATTTTTTGCTCAGGCCATTGGCTGATTGCTTGCGAACTAATGCCTAGTTTGTCTGCCAACTCAGTGACATTACATTTCAAGAGTTTTAAAGCTTCTGATTTGGTCATAGATAATGCCTTAAAGGTAACTTTTCTTACCTTATTAAACAGCATAAAACTTACCTAGTCAAATGGTAAGATTTCTTACAAACAGGATCGGCTTGAATTTATGGAAACTTTAGGTACTCGGCTTAAAGCCTTGAGAAAAAATAAAAAAATAACTCAACAACAAGTAGCTGATGCAATTGGTGTTTCTAAAACATCCGTAATCTATTGGGAGAAAGATGAAAACCTTCCAAAGCACGATAGTTTAATGGCTTTAGCCAGAGTTTTAGGGGTTACTTCTGATTACCTTTTAAATGGTAAAGGGGGCTCTTCCTTTGACAATAATATCAAGCAGGCAGCTGGACTTCTGTCGAATCCGTTCCTGCAGGTACACAATTTGATGAATGGCTTCCGCCAAATCCAAAGTGTGGAAAGAATGGCTATGGGTTGGAAGTCGTGGGCGAATCAATGCTCCCCGACTTTCGCCCAGGCGATAAGATTTATGTAAATCCTGATTTTCAGCCAGATGAATTGAAAACTGGCGATCTGGTGATTATGTCTTGCGAAGGTGATGCAGAAGCAACTTTCAAAAAGTTGATTGTTGAAAGTGGCAATATGTATTTGCAACCGCTGAAT